CAGGTACAGCCCGTTGGTGTGCCTGTCGAGAGGAAGATGATCCCAGTTTGGGGTCACCCTCCGCCTCGTGCGGTACCTACGAAGGTCATGCCTGACCATGATGGTACTGCTAACCAACTCACCATATAGGAAGCTAATGTACAGCCCTTGAGGGTTATACACACACTTCCGACCGTTCGGGAGACGGACCTCCCCCTCACCAATCCTGATACGAGAGGGTACTCTTTCGTGGCATCGATAGATGCAACTGAGATTACCATCATACTTCGGATTGATGAAGAATGAGTGGACTTTGATCCCGGCGTCCTCAGCGGAATCTAAGGGCACGTAAGTAAGAAACTTGCGCGCTAACCTAGACCGTAAGAGGGCGTATGTATTCCTTAATGGAATACCGGTGATCGCCGTCCAAGCGTTTAAACGGTTGATGGTGACAAGCAAGTCCGATGGAGTCGCCAACTTCTTAACGAAGACTGGACGGACCGACTGGCCAAGAAACCAGTCGGCACCACAGGACTCACGGAACGGACCCTGAGTAAAGGTCTTTGAAGTGTTAACACGGAAACCTAAGTGCCCGAGGACTCTCACAACTGTAGGAAAGCAAAAGCTTTCACAGATGAGATCATCCCCAAAACACGAAAAGGTCCCCGTGCCACAATGCTGTCCTTGATGGAAATCAGAGACAGCCTTCAACAGTGCCGAAAAGATGACAGTCTGCAAGGGGAAGGTAAAACCATTCCCCATCGTAGATATCATCCACAAAGGGTGTGACTTTCCATCTATATCCACACATCGTGAGCGCAGGCTCAAGAGGAGTTCAAAGAACCACCTAGGGAACAAGTTCTCAACGAGGCGTAAAGAGATAGAGTCAGAGGCACTCGACAGATCGATAGTACTCAAACTACCGTCTAAAGAGCCCACCCTCGCAAGCCGTTGATTGATCTCTGGTTGAACGGTCAAGTCAATCCCAAAGGACTGACGAAGACGGTCTTCCAGGATCGCGCCTAGCCCAAGCTGATAAAACATATTCAGCGAAGGCTCGACGCAAATCATCCGGCTTGTAGCACTCGTCTTTGGCACGAAGCTACATCGACTTCCATTAACTATACTGTGGCTCCCCATCTTCTGGCGGCGGTATTCCTCCGCCTCACCATAGGACGGTAACCACTCAGTATAGGACCTGTACATATGGTACAGGTACTCGGATGTAACGGTTAAGCGCGATGCCATGAACTTCGTATAGAACGAAGTACCAATAGCACCAATAGCAGCTCCAGGCCCGGGCCTAGACCTTCTAAGAAGGTCATAATAGGACTGAACGAGAAGCTCCCCCTGAGGATGACAAAAATCATCTATGATCTTTCGCATCTTAGCGAGGATCATCGAGTCCATAAGACTCAAATCAGGGAGTACCCACTCTTTGCATCGGTTATTAGCCGCTACAAAGCTCTCATAGGCAGCAGCGTCAGCTAGGGTAGGATCCGAAGGGATCCACTTGCGTACAATATTGTACGTAAGGCTAGTCGCCGCGTACTGCTTATAAGAGAGCCCAACATAGTCCTCAGGGTTACCCCTAAGGGCTAAGTGGCTTACATCTGAGCAAATGGCATGGTAAAGAGCATCAGGACTAAGGCCCATGTTGCTAACCTCCCAACCCAACGACAAATGGAGGGACGTAGGTTACCCTACGGGAACCCCACAAAGTGCAGCAAGCGCAGCTGCGAGAGCTGACACACCCTTTCCGAGTGCGCCAGACTTTGCAACCACGATAGCCGCACCAAGGATAGCTCCATGGTGGTCTTTCCAATATTGGCTAATCTTAGCCCACATGGTTAGATCACCCCGGTGACAAGAGTGTCACCGATGCTCGCACTGATCTGGGCAATTACGCCGTGGACCAGCGAAGCAAGAGCTCGCACGTTCGCAGTATCGGCCACATCGGAGCCCGCCGGCACATCATAGCTGACCGTGATATTAAATATCTGGGCAGCCTGGTTTGCCAGCGGAGTAACTCCTTTGCGTCCAATAATTTTGAACGTGTTCCGAGGTACATTGGGAAGGATCCCAGTAGCACCATTAACTGCCGGGAGCTGCCGCAAAACGGCAGGCCTCGTCAGCGTAACGGTGAACGGGCGGCTCGGCGACGACGAAGAGTCAACGCCAGCCTGCGTTCCGCCAATGGCGGATACAGCATACTGCCTTCCGTTATTAGACGGAGCAGTATCGGTAGCAAGGGTATACGTCGGAGACGTAAATCCTGTCTGGGCCCCGCCTGTAACAGGCGAGGAAACTGAGAAGGACATGTGGATTACCCCACGGAAGGACTACATTAAAAGAAAGGAGTCAGTTTACGAATCCGTTGAGAGAGAACCGCAGCGATGTTGAAGTATGGATACTTGCTTGTCGGGATACTGAACTGTACCCGAGGAAGCAAGTCATCTGTACCCAACACCGAACGGTTCACAACGGTCGTATTCTGATACCCGTTACCGCCTTGGACATCTGCCTCGCGTCTGACTTGGGTCCATCCGGGCCCTGGAGAAGGTGCAGGACTGCAACTGACTAAACGCCAGTTGCGAGCATACACCGTACGTGTGGTTTTGCAACCCCACGCAAGCTTCGACGAAAGAAAAGATAATCCCCGGTAGATTTCGCCAACATTGACGAACTCGTCTACCAGCCATGAGAACGGAAGCAAATCCCAGGCAGTGGGTACCCACTTATCAGGGTATAACTGCCAGGCTTGACCTAAGGAGATCTTGCCATCGGGATCGGCGTCCGAACGGATACCACCTAACATGCGACACTTGAACTCCCCGTAACTTTGGGTAGCCCAAGTGAAGCCTGGAGCGCCACCTAAGGGCGGATCGGTAACCCGATTCGCTATGGTAACATTATACCTCTCGGACGCGGACGCTGAGATGCGGACAATATCCAAGCGAAAACGCTTGGCGTCGGCAATCGCGGCGGCTACGTCAAGAGCGAGAGGCTTGATACCAAAGTGATACTCAAGGTAAGTATCAGCCAACACCTTCCGAAGTGTAGGAGGATGATGCACCGTCTGACGCACTTTCGTTAGTACGTTTAGATAGTGAACCGTCTTCTGAAACATGGAATGCATTGGCTTCATGAGTGTATGGAGAGTCTCCCTATATTCGCCTAAGTCTTGTCCGGCTTCGATTGAAGACCGAGCGTTGTCATAAGCGTCAAGGAATTTCCCAATACAGCGGTTAGTTACTCTGGTAACAACTGCAGCGGGAGGATCCCCCGGCCAAGCAATGCTTGACAGGGGAGTCCACCGACCGTCCAGGGTCCGATATCGCTGCCAAACGTTTGGCGGCTGTGGCGGATTTTGAACGAAAAAAGAATCGCAGGTATAACTGAGCCAATCCTGATCAAACGTCACCTTAGTCCCAGTAAAGGGAGTGGTGGCATTTTGACCCTGACGAACTTGGTCACGCCAGCGAGGATTCTTTACGCC